ACGTTTATCTAACCATTTTCCAAAAATTTTAGCTTTTGCGACATCTATTTTAACTCCTTTGAATTTCATGTCAACTAAACAAGGAAATAATTTTGTTTCTAAATTAAAAATTTTTCTACAAGTTTTAGATTCTTTACTTCCATTTAATTTAGTTTTGGTGTAAAGTACTTCGTCCAAAAGTTTGGTATCAAATAATTTCCACAGCTTTAAAGTTAAATTTACGTCTTGTTCTGCATAATCTTTTACTAAATGGTAAGGAAGTTTGTGCATGTTAGACATAGGATCTTTTAGAGTTCCATTAGACCAATCTAAAACTTTAGCTGCTAAATCATATTTGTATTTGGATTCTTTTAAATAATCTTTACTGATGGAGTCTAAAGAATATTTCATTCGTGTTTCATCAATTACAGAAGCTGCTATCATGGTGTCAAATAATGGACCCTCTGGCATCTCTCCTGTTGCAGCTCTAATCCAACATACGTCATACATGGCATTATGAAATACTTTACGTAAACCCTTGTTTTTAAACACTTTTTTGTTCAAAAACTCCCATGTTTTTTTGGTGTTTAGATTATCCGTCATGTTATGTGCAATAGGAAAATATAAAGTTTGATTCTTGGTAGCTATAGCTATGCCACAAACAAAACCATCTTTTCTAACTGCACCTGATCCTTTTGTTTTTAAATTAGGATCATATGTTTCTAAGTCAATTGCAACAGTATCTATGCCTGTTAAATCTAAATCCGTTAGGTTTGGAACTGTACACATTATTTATTTTTCTCCGGATAGTCTCTATCGATTGCCATCTGACAGTAGTGAATTGCTTTTTCCAAATCTTGCTTTTGTCCTTTCTGCTTGTGTCTGCACAAATATTTTATAGCATTCCCTTCGGCGAATGGCAAATTATTTTTGTTAATAAATTCTGAAGGTTGAATCGTCATCGATTGATAATGATCTCCTCCTATTTGTTTTTTATATACGTCGCTCATTTTATTCCTTCTAATATTAGTTTTCTTTGTGAAGCCAAAGTCCAGTAGTCAAAGACTCCTCTACTGTATGCAGTGTATGCTAATCTTAATTGAGTATCCCTGTCTTCTGAGCGTGTCAGAGTATGATCTACAATAACATTATCAAATGTTAGGCCCTTGACTTCATGAATGTTTCCATATTTAATTTGGATCTTTTTATCAAAATCAAAACCTTTGGCTAAGACTTTTTTAATATAAATTAATTTTTCTTTTGAAATTTCAGAAGGTCTTCTAACTAAATCAAAATCTCTATGCTGTTTAGCCTCCTCTTTAAAAACTTTTTTTTGTATCAATTCATCAATTGTGTAATCTTTGTTAACCCAATCATCAAAATTTAATACTTCTCCTTTTTTTAATCTAACTTTAACTTTACTTCCTGCATACTCACAGAAATGTTTTACCTGAGTACGGCCCATGGGTATGCCTTCTATAAAGTCAGGCCATAAATGATGAGCTCTTAGTTCTTTTTTAGATACATGAGCTGAATTTTTGATATGGGCGTATTCTAATCCACGGTAATCAAAGAATTTTCTACACCGAATATCTCCAGGTGTTCCCCTATATGTAAATAAAAATGTTTGATCTGTGTTTTGTATTTTATGTAATAAAATATCTAAATGACTAGAACCTCGTAAATCAGATAAATAATAGCCGTTGCCTTTAATAACTTCCCCTATATGACCCATATTATGTTTCTCTGTGTACTTAGCCGGTGTCCATACTCTATGGGAATTCCATTTGTCCCATATGGGCATAATAATTTTTTTGCACTTTTTATTTATAGCTTCACTACATCTGAGCCCTTCTGTTAATTCATGATAAGGATTTGCTGCAAGTTTATGAAAGTATTTTGCGTTTGATCCAGCATATTCGAATAAAGTTTGGTCCGCGTCTCCAACTAAATAATAATGATTCTCTTTTACATTAGTAGCTATTTTTTCGATGGCTTTTGTTTGAGGAACATTACTATCCTGACATTCATCTATAATGACTGCATCCACGTTAGGTGCCTTAATATCCGGATGATTAAAATCTTCAATCATATCTGTATAATCACACTTCTTATTATCTTTTTTATATTGGTCATATATTGAAAGAAGTTCTTTCATTAGTTCAATACTATAAGGTCTGTAAGAAGATTGATCACAGGCTCTCCAATAATTATCATAGGTCATGCCACGTCCTTTAGCATCTGATCTAAACCGATAAAGGTTATGTTTGTCGACATCTGTTGAAGGATCAGCATCAAATAATCTATTTTGTATTATTAAATTTTTATGATCTTCGTATTCAAATTTGTCTTTTTGTACTATTTGTAAATACTTCTTGCAAAAACGATGAATTGTACAAATTTTATACTTCATAGATTTTTTGGTAAAACCTCTTTCTTTCATTATAGGTAATGCTAAAATTGCATCTTTAATTTGATCAGCGGCTACATTTGTATGAGAAAGAAGAATTATTTTGTCTGGATGGTATTTAAGTAATAACTCTTTATAAAGGCCAACAATTCCCCAATTCTCTTTTATATCTTCTCCATGCGTCTTACCTGTACCTGGAGGACCAGCAATAAATCTAGGTTGCATCTTTTTCAAAATCTATTGCCTCCGGTTCTTCAGTATATTCTCCTTCTAGAACTATATCTTCAGTTTCAAGGCTGGGCTTATCTACTCTCCACGATACAAGAGATTTTTCCTTGTAATGTCCCTTTATCCTCTTCGCTTTTAATATACCTTGAACATTTAATACTAAATCAACTCTTTTTAAATTTACTTTTTGACTTTGTAAATAGTCTTCAAATTCATTTAAATTAAATTCTAAATAATCTTTTGTTTTATTAAACCAAGGTAAACGGTAAAAATATAATTCTTTTTTATCAGTAAAAGCCTTTTTTAATTTAATGTAATTAGTAAAATATTTTATGAAGACTAAATCCTCATTAGCTTCTTCTACGTAGTCTTCTGATTTTGTTCTTCCGTTAAATTTCATTTGCATTATTGCATCAAACTCTTTGTTTTTCAAATCAGGAAGCCAAGCTTGTCCTTTTTCTATAGCTGCATCATAAAATGTTTTTTTAGTCATCAACGTCGCCCCATTTACTTTAATTATTTTTGTAAATGGTTTCCCTTGGAATATTCCTCTAACGGGGACTAGATATCTATCGTGACCATATTCGATGATGTCTCCAATAGATTCATCTGCAATTATTTTAACATCGGCTAAAGATTTGTCTTGAGCCCCAACCCAACTAAATAAATGTGCAATGGTTTTTACTTCACATTCGAGTATTTCAGCAATTTTAGGCATTCCAAAAATTCTCTTTGCCTTTCTAGCTGTTGTACCTTTAGATTTTCTGCTTTCAACCTCATCATCATTTGCTGCTACTGCAATATTATAAATAAACTCATTAATTTCGTCATCCTTCCAGTTAGTTTGCTTAATTAGTACTCCCGCTATAGCGGTGCAATATTCATCCCTTGCACCTTTAGGTGCATATAAAATACAAAGTGCCGTGGATAGGGCAATCTTTCTTAAGTCCTTATTTAAATCTCCTGGATATTCCTTTATACCAGTATAATGTTCCCATTTTACATATTCAGGATCCTTGCTATGGAAAGATCCAGGTACGATGGTGTAGTATTGATGTCCACTTCTTATTTCACAAAGTGTTGCTCCATGAGGAGAGTGTTCATAATATTTTAGTAAATCTTTGGGTAAAGAAAAAGCTGCTTTTTCTAATTGACCTTTCCACCAATAATGACTTTTAGGATTACTTGGTCTACCTGATATAGCTCCACAAGTTATTATATACTTGTCTACGAATCTTTTAGCAATTCTATTATCAATATCTAAATCAATTACTCCATCTAATCTTAATGCAATTTCGCAATCTGAATATTTCTGTTTCCACTCTTCTTTCGTTATCTTTAAATCCAGGTTCGACCATGATTTTATTTCAGGTGTACCATGTTTACACGGAATGATCGTATGACCAAGATCATACCAGTTCTCATAAGTGGTCGGACCACTATTAATTTTTTTAACATCAATCATAATTTATAAATGGGCGGTTTCACTCTCGCTCTACCGCCCACTCCCTAGGAACTATAAATTGATTGTCTTTTTAGTTACTTCTTGATTTTCAGGTTTAACTTTTACTAAACCTTTGCTGTTTTTTTCAGCAAAACTTTTAGCAATCGCATAAACACCTTTATCTGTAACCGGACCAACCTTAGATACATCCCATCCAAACCATGTTCCCTTGTCATTAGACATTTGAACAGTCTTTAGATTATAAATGTGGCTATATGTTGGCGGTGTGAATAAGCCATTTTTACCTTGTAGCTTAAGACCCATCATGATTGAATTCCATTTACGACTAATCTTTAATTGAGTAGCCTTCATAGATATCAATGCTGTTGATGGACTTTTACCCATAAGAATCACAAAGTGATTAGCAGTATTTTCCAGATAATTACCATTGGGTAATCTATCCTTCCAAGATTTATCACGAGTAGTTGTACTCACAATATCACTGTCTGCACTGTGGATTGCTACGGGAGCATTTCCAGTTTGACCTCTGTCTTGCCATTCGACATATTGTCTATCATAATGGACTGGTATAACATTTATACCTTTTGCTCCATCATACAGCTCTTTGGTCACTGTGTTTACAATCATTCCAGGTTCTGCCCCATTAATAAACTTAGCATTCTGTTTATTAACTTCTGGAGATAATTGTCCCAAAACTTTCAGAAATGGTAATGCAAGATCTTCTTGCGTCATATTCTGAGAGCCTGCATTTGCATCAGCTTCGAATATATTCGTAGACAATGCACCTGCTTCTTCTTTTCTTTGTACTTGGTTCATGTTTATTGTTTCCTTTTTATTGTTGTTTTATTTCCAACGAATACGTTGAAAAGTTCCGTCGGCATTTCTTTACCTGCCTCAATACGCTCACGGACTAGCGCTTTAAGAGTCA